GTCAGACTTGTTTACCTTTTGCCAATCTTCACCAAGGTCAGATCTCCAGTCAGATTGTTCAAATCTAACTTTTGGTTTTAACTTTTTATTACCACATGGAGATGGTACAAATTCTCCAGTTTCAGAGGATTTCATATCTTTAGTATCAACATCACCATCTGTGTCTGCATCAATTCTCTTGGTTGCTTTTCCGGCAAGTTTTTTGAGATTGCCACCACCGATTTGCTTTTCTTCTTTAGGAACACAGTTGGGGACCATCTTGCCACCCTTCTTC